ATTCGGCAACTCTTCGAGAGAATGTAGTTTCTCTGGCAGGTAATATTGGATATGTTCCTCGTTCCAGAGTCGCATCAACAGCACAAATATCATTTAACGTAACAGCACCAGTAGATGGTGATAATACTTCAACAACTCCCACATTGACCCTGAAGGCGGGTATAGTGTGTGTAGGGAGTACTAATGACACTACGTATACCTTTGCCATTCCAGAGGACGTTACAGCAAACGTTGTGGATGGTATAGCATCTTTTAATAACCTCATTGTTTACCAAGGAATATTCTTAACCAAACAATTTCAGTATGATGGTTCTTTGGATCAAAGATTTGTTCTGAATAATTCTTTTATTGATACATCGACACTTAAGGTATACATTAAAAAAACAGAACAAGATGGACTTGGTATTGAATATTTTCTTTCAGAAAATATTTTTGATGTAGATAAAAACTCTAGAATTTTCTTCATCAATGAAGTTCAAGATGAAAAATACGAATTAAGATTTGGTGATGGTCTTATTGGTAAAAAATTGGGAGATGCTGTTGGTTCTGATGGGACTATAATCACTGCCAACTATATTATTACAGATGGAAGAGATGGCAATGGTGCTTCTAGTTTTTCATTCTCTGGAACATTAGAAACTGCAATTGGTGGAATTATTGATCCAGGAACTATTGCGATTACCACTAATCAATCATCAATTAATGGTGGTGATATTGAACCTATAGATTCAATTAAATATTATGCTCCGAGATTATACTCTTCTCAGTATAGGGCAGTCACATCAAGAGACTATGAAGCAATTATAAAAAAAATATATCCAGATACTGAATCAGTATCTGTAGTTGGTGGTGAAGAAATGGATCCTCCACAATTTGGTACAGTTCAAATCAGTATTAAACCAAAAAACGGAAGTTTTGTTTCAGATTTCAATAAGACTCAGATTTTATCAAAACTAAAACAATTTACAGTATCTGGAATAAATCAAGTCATAACTGACCTTAAGATTCTCTATGTTGAGATTGATAGTTCTGTCTATTATAATTACTCTCAAGTATCGAGTGCCGATTCATTAAAAACTTCAGTTACAAATTCACTCCAAAAATATTCAGAATCTTTGGATTTAAATAAATTTGGTGGAAGACTTAGATATAGTAAATTGCAACAAGTTATTGACAATACGGATAATGCAATTACATCAAATATTACAAAAATTATTATTCGTAGAGATTTATCACCTATTCTTAATAAGTTTGCACAATATGAACTATGCTATGGAAATAGGTTTAATGTAAAATCTGAAGGTCTTAATATAAAATCCACAGGATTTAAAATTTCTGGCGAATCAGATACGGTTTATTTGACAGATGTTCCTAATGCAGATTTGAAAACAGGTACTTTATCGATTGTAAAGCAAATATCTGATGTAACAAGAGTAGTTGTGAAATCTGCAGGAACTGTTGATTATTTGAAAGGTGAAATAATTTTAGGAACTGTTAATATCACTTCAACTTCATTAAGTAACGGGTTAATTGAAATACAAGCATTCCCAGAATCTAATGATGTTGTTGGACTAAGAGACTTGTATATCTCATTAAACATTTCTAAAAGTACAATAAATATTGTCAGGGATGTGATTGCTTCTGGGGATGAAATATCTGGCACCAGATTTGTTAACGACTTCTATACATCAAGTTATTCAAACGGAAATTTAGTAAGAAAGTAATATGATACAAACTGGTTTTGAATCTAGAATCAAAGTACAAGATCTAATTGATCATCAACTTCCAGAGTTTATCTTGGATGAAAGTCCGAATGCGGTAGAATTTTTAAAACAATATTATATTTCTCAAGAATATCAAGGTGGTCCTATTGATATTAGTGACAATTTAGATCAGTATTTAAAATTAGATAATTTAAAGCCAGAAGTTATTGTTGATAGTACGACAACTAGTGCTAGTATAACATCTACTGACACTACAATTAATGTCTCTAGCACAAAAGGATTTCCAAATCAGTATGGACTTCTTAAAATTGACGATGAAATCATCACATATACTGGAATTACTACGAATAGTTTTATTGGGTGTGTTCGTGGATTTAGTGGAGTAACTGATTATCATCAAGATTTAAATAAGGAAGAACTTGTTTTTTCTACATCAACATCAGCAGATCATTCTAACAATACATCTGTTCAGAATTTAAGTTCTTTATTCTTAAAAGATTTTTATAAAAAACTGAAGTATACTTTTACTCCAGGATTAGAAGATATTAAATTTGTAGATGAAATTGATGTTGGAAACTTCATCAGAAGAGCAAAAGATTTTTATGCGTCTAAAGGAACGGATGAAGCAATAAAAATTCTTTTTAAAGTTATTTTTGGAGAAACTCCTTCAATTATAAATTTGGAAGATTATTTAATCAAACCATCTTCTGCAAATTATGTAAGAAGAGAAGTTGCAATAGCAGAAGTAATATCAGGAGAACCCTCAAAGATTGTCGGACAAACTCTTATAAAGACTACTGATGAGAACACAACTGCTTCAATATCGGCAATAGAACCATTTTCGAGAAAAGGTAAAACATTCCATAAAATTGAATTTTATATTGGAAATAGTGAAAATTCATCTTCAGTTCAAGGAAATTTTGAAATAACGCCAAATACAAAACTAATTGAAAGTGTATCTGTAGGATCTTCTATTTTAACAGTAGATTCGACGGTAAGTTTTCCGCAATCTGGAACATTAATTTCAGGAACTAATACTATTTCTTATACTGGAAAAAGTATTAATCAATTTTTTGGATGTACTGGTATCAGTGATACAATTTCTGCAGCATCAAATATTAGATCTGATGATACTTATTTTTCTTATGAAGATGGAGATACTTCTAAGAAAGTTGAATTAATATTACTCGGAGTAATACAAGATTTAGTAGAAGAAAATGAAGACTTTAAAGTAGACGAAAATGATATAGTTGTAGTTAAAAATCTTGGGGATAAGATTAAAAATAGGAATTCAAATTGGAAAGAAATTTTTGCAAATTCTTTTATCTACAATACAAGTGCGAGATATGAAATTGTAAATAATGGTTCTACTAAGTTAGGATCCACTATTGATAGATCCAGCCTAAAAATTGGAGATGAAGTTGAAATATTAGAAAGAGGAAGTGAAAATTTAATTGTTACTTCAAACCCAGTTTATATTAGTGGAATTACTGCTGAGAATTCTTTAGAGTTAAAAAATGCATTACGTGCTGACGGCACAACTCCATTTTTTAAAGTTGATAAAGAATATGATGTAAGAAGAAAATTAAATAAAACAAAATCTTCAGGTCCAGATTTTGAAAGTAGTTCTGTATTATCAGACATTCTTAATGTATATGTTGAAAAAGATGAATTCGCATATGTTGCATCAAATTCATTACCTTCCGAAGAAAAGAATGGAATAGTGGATTATCGTCTTGATATTGAAACCAATATTAAGAAAGTAAGTATTGCTAGTACAAATAATCTTGTAGATTTTTCTGGAGATGCTTATAATACAATTGAATTCAATCCTTCCATTCCATTTTTAACAGGAGATAAAATATATTATTTTCCACAAGATGAACCTTTAGTTGGATTGCAAACTGGCAATTATTATGTAAAAGTAACATCTACAAATAAATTTAAATTATATACTACACCTTCTTTATTAGATTCTGACAATAATATAACATTTCAAGTACCAAATTCTGGTATAGGAACTCACACTTTTACTTTAAACTCCCAAATAAAGACTGATCTAGGAATACAAAAACTTTTAAAAAAGTTTCCATTAGAAAAAAATATTAAAAATGGTTCTGGAACTTTAACAATTCCAGGAACTACTGGGATGTTGATTAATGGTGTTGAAATTAATAATTATAAATCTAAAGATGCAATTTATTATGGCCCAATTGAGGAAGTAAATATTCTTTCTGGTGGAGAAGATTTTGATGTAATTAATCCACCATTAGTTGAAGTTTCTACTGGAGCTGGTATTACTGCAAAAATTCAACCAGTCATTGGGGGAGGTTTTGAAAAAGTATATGTAGATTCGCAAGATTATAATATTGGAGAGATAACTTCTATTAATATTTCAGGAGGAAATGGTAGTGGTGCTGTAATCGAACCTGTAATAATAGAAAGACCCAGAGAAGTTTTATTTAATGCAGATGAATTTTCTAGTGGTGGGGGAGTCAGTGAAACAACGAATCAAATTGTATTTTTAACAGATCATAATTTCGTTAATGGTCAAGAAGTAATTTACAATCCTCTAGGAAATAATCCAATAGCAATTGGAACGGCAGGAAATAATATTAATCTTCCCACTAATTCTGTATATTATGTCGGTGTTACTAACAATCCTCT